GGAAGCTTCACGTCACTCGGCAGCTCGAGCTTGTAGCCTTCCGGCTCGCTCGGTAACTGGCCGCGCGCGGCGTCGGTGGCCGTTCTGAGCTGTTCGAGGTCGCTGAGATGCTTTTTGAAATCGTCCGCCTTCGCCTCGCCCTTTTCGGCATCCCAAAATGTTTCAGGGAGCCAATCAGGCCTTACGGGACTTGCGGGGGCCGCGGCCGTAGCCGTCTGGGGGGTCTGCGGGGACGCGGGGCTCGAGGCCGCTGGGGCGTCCGCTGATGCTGATACCTGAGACCCTACTTGCGTCTGGTCGCTCATTGTTTAGTTCGACGTCCAACAGCCGTAAAATGTGCGCGGCTAAACTCCTTCTTCCTTCGCTCATGCTCAACGCACACGCATTTTGCGATGAGCAAACACAGACAAGCTCACGCATGAGAAACTCGCGAAGGAACCTTGATTCCTCTCGCTTGCCGAGCACGGCGATGCCGGTGTGCATTTCCTCAGAGGTCATGTTGACTCATCGATCGCGCTTCGAGCCTTCCTTAATCCCGGCCTTCTTGTCGGCCTTCGCGTCAGCCGCCGCTTTTTTCGATTTCATCATTGCCCATACTCCTATCATAGGATTTGGCATCCTTTTCGCCACATAGTAGATGCTAGGGTTAATTAGGTCAGGTATGAGATGGGAAATTTCTCCGCCACGAAGTGGAACGACTACTTTTTCTGCCTTTCTGCTCATAGTCCTCTCCTCCCGATCGAGATTTGCGTTGTCGGCGGCGGCGGGGTTTGGCCAGCCAAATCGGCGGCCGGGAGCTGTTGCGCTGGCCCGCTTGGAGCCGTTGGCGGCGTGCCAGACTGGAGTTTCTGAATTTGACCGATAGCCGCTTGAATGTCCTCTTGCGACCGCCTGACCCATAGCTTCCCGAGGACGCCAAGATGTTTGGCGAGCTTTGTCAGGGTAACGGTTCCATCGCTCTGGATTTTGAATTCCTCGGGGAATGCGGCTCCGCCAATTTGGACGAATCGCGCGAATTGAGCCACGTCTTGCTGTTCGACCGCCCTTTGCGCTGGATTATAAGGTTGAAGCGTGATTCGCTTCCCGTCCAACTGGAGCGGCCTAATCGCCCCGTCTTGCTCCAGGATATATTGGAACCTTGCAAATACCCCGGCGCAAAACTCGCTCCAGAAACCAAGCCCTGGCGTGCCGATGCGCCGCTGGGCCATCGTCATCTCGTCAAGCCATTGGGTCGCAGTTGGCGGGGTGTCCCCGGACTGATGCGGCCAATCCAAGAAGAAAATCCGTCGGAGCCTTTGCTCAAGATCGCTTTTCTCGTAAACCGCTGCGTCGGGCGGGTTCGGCGTATAGATTTGCTTGATCGCATCGTGCGACCCAGGCCGGATCGCATAAGCCATGCGGCATTCCAGGCCTTCTTCAACGTTCGCGAAGGAATCATCCGGCCATGAGATCGGCCCCTCGAGCCCAAGCTCGATATTTCTCAACTTGCTCTCAATTAAAGCATCATGCACCCTAAGGTCAGGCAAAGCTTGAATCAGTGGACCTACGCCCCAGGGATAATCCGGCGAGGGATTGAACCTCCCGACAATGAGTGGACAGCTACCGGCGCCCATCAGAGCCGTACTATAGACGAGCGCGTCCTTGATAAGCAGCCCATGATCCCATTTCTCCTCGTCGCTATCATGATCGCGGCAAAAGCACCATGTGATATTCGTTAACGCGCGCGGCGAGTTTTTGATGTCGGCGTCCATTTTTGCCGGGAGTTGGATTCCTTTTGTCAGTCCTGGCAAGTGGTGGTTTCTTGTCCACCTCGAGATGAACCGTTCATCTAGATCGCCATAGGGCCCGGTGTTTATTTCCAGCTCCCTGATGGGTATTGCCTGGCATTTTATCGGCCGCGCAGCGATATTGCGCTCGATCCACATTCCAACTGTGCCGAGCGCGAGATCAGGATTGAACCCCATTCCGCAGGCGGCATAAAAGTTTGACGCCGCGATCGCCCTGAAGATGGCGGTGTCGCCGTCTTGCGCGTCTTGGTTAACCTGGTCGCGCGCGGCTTCCGGAATATTGATGCCAGCCTCTCGTTTCGCCCATGCCTCAGATTCCGGCAAAAACGTGTTTATGATGACTGTCGGGAAGTCGCCGCAAAGTTCGAACGCGAAGCTAGCGTTCAACTGGCCAAAATCGCGGGGGATGACTTCGCTAGTGGGGACTGTCGAGAGGACGTTGCGGGCGCGGTGCGGAGCAGCAAAGAAATATCCCTCACGGAAATTTTGCTCGACCTGCACCTTTCGGCGGCGAGCTTCCTTGAGGGATTCGCAGAAGTCATATTCATTTTTGGCCATCAGCGCACCGCTGTTAGCGGAAGCGCCTGGCCGCTAGGTTTCATAAATGGGGCTGAAAATCCTGTCCAAACCCCAGAAAACGGTACTCCAACGCCAGAAATAACGTTGGCGCTCATTTGCCCGTACTCGCGCAACCAATCGAGGTTTACGGATCCAAGTTCCTCTTGGGCTTTTCTGAGCGATTCTTGCTGGGCCTGCGTCTTATCCTTCGCGAGCTGGTCTAGCAGCTCCTTTTGGAAAGGCGTTGGCTGATCTTCGACGTGAGGACTTGATCCCATGCCTCCTTGCTACGCAAGGGCATTAGGACGCTCAAGGCACGGCGCCGGCTCGCCCACGACGACTGCGCCGGCGTCTATGCAATCGCGATATAGTCGGTCAGGAATGAGGCTTAAAATTCCCCAGCCAGGTAGGCCGATCAAGGCCCGAACAACAGAGGTACAGCAAAGAAGGATTCTGAACGTGCAGCCATTTTTCCGCGCGGCTATTCGCAAAACTGTTGCGTCGGAGACGAACTTCGCGATGTAGCCTTCACCCTCGTGAGTTGGAACAAGGAGAAACTCAGCCCCACGGCGATCGGGGTCGATGAAAAGCCACGTCTGCGCTTCTGCGCTGTAACCAAATGCCGCGACGTGTTTGAATTTCCCGGGTGTCCAATAAGTGAGGTGGCTATCCGTGTGACCGCCCGAAAAAACAACAAACCAAGTGTCAACTTTCCCGGCATGTCGTTGCACGAACATTTACTTTTTCCGGTTTTTGGCCTTCGACTTCGATTTGCCAGCCTCAGAATACGCGATCGCGATCGCTTGCTTTTGCGGTCGCCCAGCGCGCATCTCGGTAGCAATATTTTTGCTGATGGTCTTCTTCGAGCTACCTTTTTCCAGTGGCATCACGCGCCCTCGGTGACTGAGTATCCGCCGAACTCGCCGTCTTTTGTAAAGCGCGCAATGAAGGAAAAATCGGCATAGCCCTCGCCATGATCGGTGACAAGCCAATCGTTTTCGTTTTCTTCGTCGACCGTATAATGAACACGGTACTTGTCAAAAAACGCCTTCCATTCCTCAAGGTCAGTCATTGCTAGATAGCCTCCTCGTCCGTAGCCCCGCCCTTGACACTTTGGGCACAATTTATCGAAAAACCCGCGCTCTCGCGAGAAATCGACGACAACCCCGTTGCCAAAACAATTCAGGCATAACATCTTTTTGCCTTTGGAACCGCTCCCGACCGACATCAAATTTTTCGCCCATTCCCCCATCGTCTCTTCGAACTCATTCCCCATCAGCTTACTTTCCTCGCTCCCAATCTCCAACGCCCTGGCTGATGCGTCGTTCGAGCTACCACGGCTCTAGTCGCCGCCTCAAGGCCAATCATCGTCCTGCCCTCACCGATTCCGAGTAATAAATATTGAAGGGCATCGGCGATGTCCGAGAACTTGTCTTTGAACGGCTTAGGATCGCCGGCCTGATTCTTCTTAATGTGATAACGCCCGCACATTGCCGCCTTCAAGGTCGGGCAGTTCCCAGGGCTCAACTGAAATCGCGGGAAACCGCCTGTGCCGTCGTTCAAGACGAACTCAACAACGGCAACGCGCGTCTCCCACGCATTCATCTTGACGGGGGCCGCCGTCACAGGAAGACCATTGAAATCGAAGACATCGTAACTCGTGCGACCGTCAGCCTGCCCGCGATCTTGCCCTTTCGGATCGCCCCAGATGCGAAAACGGTGTCCGGCGTAGGTTCTCTCAAGAAATCGCTTGAACTCCGGTGCGAAACCAGCCGCTGACGTATTATATCTGCGAAACTCGTACTGAATATAAATTCTGCCGTCGATCACTTGCCCGCAGACGGCCGCTGGCCGCCCAAAACCAAAATCGACGCCGATCACCACCTCATGGTCACGAACAGGCTTCAAAATCTCCGGAGAAATGTGGGTATCAGGGTTGAAACCCTTGAAAACGGCCGACCCGTCAATCACAAACGTAATTTGGTTCCTCAACCGCGAGTCAATCCACGCCTTCGACTTCCCCCGAGACTTTTCCTCGTAAAAATGAGGCGGCAACCACTTCGTGTTCTCTGCCTCTGGATTTACTCGATAACCAACAACGCGCGAGCGCTCTCTGATCTCCAATAATGCCGGTGGCTGAACAAAATATGCCCAACCGACAGGAAGCCCAGCCATCTGAACTTCTTCATCGTCATCGTCAGGGTCAAACGATACTTCCCCTGTCATTTTCGGCAACCAATGAGTTTCGTCAGGGGCGTTCATGTCGGCAATCACGCCGTGCCACGTCGCCCCACCGTCCTTCATCGCCGGATACCGCCCAGTCCGGCTCTCAACCTCGTCAAACAATAGTTTCCGCGTGTATTCCAGCTCGTTAAACCAAGCCCAAGTGAACTCCATAGATCGACACTTCGCAACATCGCCCTCGTCGTCCAAAGACAAAAATATGACGTCAAGCTCAACATCGCCAATCCGGATCTCATGCCTACACGGCCGATCCCAGAAAAACCTCCCATATTGCTCAACAGGAAACCACTCCAGCCACGTCCTTATCGTCGTGTTCCTCAAATTCGGATACGAATCCCGAATCACAATCCCCCTGGTCCGCCGCTTCCCGTCCCGCTGCGGCCTTTGCTCCAAAGCATGACTGTAGGCCCGCATGCAGCACCCAACCGAGGTCCCGCTCCCGACCGGACCGCGAATAATCGCAATATGCGACCGATCACGCAGAAATTGCCGCAGCACCTTCCCGTCAGGCTCATAAATAACCTGACCATCCGCCGTCCGAGCCAAGCCCGTCTCGATCATCGCCAGCGAACCCTAATCCCTCGTGAACCGCTAAACTCAGGCTCTCGGCAGGGCTGCATGATATTGATGCACTTGAACCGCGTGAAAATCTCACCGATGGTGATTACAAGGTCGCAGCCGCACCCGAGTTCTCTGCGTCGGTATCGGCGCCACCAAATGACAATGGTTGCTATGTCAGAAATTAAACGCATTCCGTATCACTGTGGAGAACGCAATCGCAGCGCGCGCCAAATACCACGAGGCAGCTAGCCACATCAGATAATTAAAAACCACCAAAGGATCAGGGCCGTCGTTCATCCGAATAACAGCCAGATGATCGCAGCCGCATTAATGAGGAAAACAACGCCGGTGATCTTGAGCATGTAATGCATCTGGGAGCGCGGGGGCCCCACCGGCGGCAGTGGAGCATTATCAGCGTTATAGAGCCACGTGAGTTGTCTCATGATGTTTAAAACCTCAGAAAAAAATTGGGAACTCTACAGCGGGAGGTTGGAGCGCGCGCGGCGAAACTCAATTTTACCCCCCGCCTCTTGGCTGGGGCTGCTCGGAAACCATCCCGATTTGAGCCTTCACAGCCCCGTTCCCCTTCGAACTTGGGAACGCTTGGCTCGCAACCTGTTGATGGTCCAGGACTATTCGCAACCATGCTGGTAATGGCTCCTTATTCCTTGCTGATCAGCTGCTTCGCGCATTGACGTTTGATACATGGACATCAGCTACCGCATAGCGTCGTCGGTGTATGGAATTGAAGGCATTCTCGTTCTCATGAGCTGGATTTCGGAGCTTCTCCCCGGGTAGAACTGGACGGCGAGATGTGTGTCCTGCCGATGCGCTACGGCTTCCCATCCCATATCGTTCGATGGCCAGCTATACCCGGCGGCCCAGCGGAATGGAGGGAGGCGGCAGCGGGATGTCCAGGGATATAATCCGATCTCCCATTTCCAGGGGTGTGTTGGCATCATCACGTTCCGTTCACGCTGGGATCATTTGCCCGCAGTTGTTTGGAGCTGGCATTGCGTCGACAGGGTAGAACTGGACGGCGATCTGATTGGCTCGCATATCGGCCTTCGCGATCCAGGCGGGGGGGACGTACCGAGGACCGATCAAGGTTGTCCATGCTTGTGGTGCTGCGCCTGGGTGGGCTGGGGGAGTGGCGCATAGTTCTGGCGCATCTGGCCAAATATGCGATTGAGAGGCAATTGACATGAGTTGCGCTGTGTAGATGGTTGGGAGTTGTGGTTGCAGGCGCGCGTGCGTGCGAGGGTCAATTGCAGAGTTGTGGTTCGTGCTTGTTTATTTGTTCGATTTCCGTTGTTCAACGCACGCCGCCGAGGAGGATTGTCCGATATTTTGTGCTTGACAGATTTGAATAGCACAGCTTATACAGTCATGGCTTAGCCTGCGAAACTAGCCATTGACATGCATGCGCGATATAGAGCGGGATTTGCCGTTCACCGAACTCATAGGCGCGGTAGAGGTTGGCGCTTATACCAAGTGCTTGCGCCGCCTGGTCAAGAGACATTTCCAGCTTTAGCCGCCAATGTTCCAGGTCGGCAGGCGACAATGACGACATTGCTACTTCGGCCTGTGGTGCTGGCAATGCGTCTTCCAAGCGGAACCAACGTTCTCCAGGCCGGATCGTCGCCCGTTGTGCGTCACGCATGGAAAATAGGCTTGAGACCAAGTCACGATTCAGGATAGCGAGATATTTCTCGGCTTGTTCTCGGCTGCCGTACCCGTGGCTCACCC